CAACTCATTGGTTCCGGCGTGGTAGTAAAACGTTTCGTCGATGCCATTAACAGCAGCAGTCAGCTGAAGCTGAAATAGCTCAATGATTGCTGATGGCTCCAGCGATTGCAGTTGTTCTTGAATCGACTGCGGAGTGCTCATGCTTCAAATACCTGCTCAAACGTGGCTTGGATCGTCGCACGGTTCAAATATGGAATCGACTTGCTCCAGTTACGGCAAATGTATTTGCCACTGCTAGCTTCGCCAGGTGGAGTGAAATCAAAGTTCTCGACGCCACCGCGTGCATCCAAGAAAGTCTCGATGGTGTCAGCATCCGTTTCGGATACTTCAAACGTTAAGCTATAAGACTTTGGATTTTGGTTGATTCCAAACGTAGTGCGTTGGCTATACCCCGACCCAAACTGAGCAATCCGCACGTTTGGTGCGCTGGTCTTTTGGATGCCGTAGGTCGGCGTAATCGAAGGGAAGGTAGCCATCAGTTTGAAAGGAGACCGCCAGGACGTTTTTGTCTAACAAGCTCGGCTTGAACTGCCGCTCCAATGGCAGCGCCAAGTGCTTTTGCATTGGGCTGATCGCCTTGAGCTTGCGTTTCAGAGGCATCGACGTTCACAACGATGTTAGCCCCGCCCATGGCTTTGTTTGGAACGATATTGCCCTGCGCTCCAGGTACAAACAACTCGGGGCCACGTTCGCCCACCATATAAGGGCGACCTGATGCAACAGCTCCACCATTGGCACGCCCCAAAATGCTACTTAGCAGTCCGCCTGAGTCTTTTTTGCCGAAGCCGGTAGGAACCCCGAACAGAGCCAAGTTGACGCCAATGTCGAGAAGTTGATTGGCAATTCGACTAAGCATGTTTGAAGCAACTTCCGCAAGACTTCTAGTGCCATCAACTGCAGCAGAAATGCTTTCTACAACTCCGTCCTTAATAGAAGCTCCTATCTCTTGGAATAGTTCACTCATTTTTTCGGCTTCGTCATTAAGCTCCCTTTGTGCATCTATCATCTTCACATATTTTTCAATTATGGGTCTCATTCCTTCGTCGCCAGTTTTGCGCACAAGCTCCTCAATTCGCTGCTGCTGACGAACTTGTTTTTCTGTTCCATTGCCTTGAGCGCGTACTAGAGCCAGCTCGTCGGACAAGCTGAGAATCATATCGCCTTTAATTTTTACTTGACGAGCCAAAAGTCTTTCACGCTCTTTTTCCCCTCTGATCAGAAGGCGTTGAAGTGCCTCTTCGTCTTTTTCGGCTTGTGTTTTACCGCGTGTTGTACCCGTGAGTGCTCGCAGGTCTCCACCTGTTGGAACGATTTTATTGGTGGCAGGACGCAATCCGGCGGCAGTTGCTCGCCGCATAATTTCTTCCTGCTTAGCAACAGTTCGAATACCCGGAACAAATTCGGTTCCTCCTCCACGAACGTTTTTAAACCTGCCACCAACCACTTCAGCCTCAATTTCTTTAAATCTGGCCAAAGCTGCTGGGTCACCAGCAATATCTCTCTGAAACGCCTTAAATCTTTGTTCTGTGGTTATTCCGCCCAAGAAGCTATTTACAAGCTTTAAAAACTCTGTCAGCGGTCCAGCAATAAGGGTTTGCAGCTGGAGTGTCAGAGTGCCCCACAGTTTTGCTGTTTTGTCCGTCTCGTCGCCTAGGTCTTGAAGAGACTTCAATCCTTCGTTGCCGATCTTGTCGGCAAACTGCTGCGTCAACAGTGTTGCCAACTCACTGACCCGACCTTGCTCTTCAAGCACAGCCGCCCGTTCTTTTTCCGCATCGGTAGAGAACAACGACTGCTCACGTGCCAGCTCTAACGCACCTGTAACTGAATTAACTGCTTGTCCTGTTTGAGCAGCTGCTGTTGCAAAACCCTCTATCTGAGCAATGATTGCAGAGCCTGCAATAGCACCGCCCAAGCCACCAAACGCTCCACCAATACCACCACCTAAAGCTTGAAGTGGGCCGCCGCCAAACAACAACGGGAAACCTGCACCTGTAGCAATATCGGTAAAACGACGCCTTCGGTTTAATCGAGCGTTTCTAGCGGCTCTTGACCTTTCATTTCGTTGTTGCCTTTGAAAATCCAGCCTCGCAAGATCCGCTTCTAATGTGCCTAATTGAGTTGCAGGACCAATAGGAAGGCCTTCTTGCTGAAAAGCATCTCGTTTTAAATTTTCGAGATTTCTCTCCAACCTTTGCGCCTGAGCAGTTGCCTGGGCCAAAGCATTGGCAAAACCCTTAACTTCTGAAGTCTGCTTGCTGTAACCACCCGCAGCAATTTTTACGTTTTTTAGAACAGTTTCAAATGTCCGGGCTTGACCAGTCGCTCCAGCGAGAGTGTTTGAATATGTTTGATTTGCATTTTGCGCCTCTCTCGCAAAATCGCGAAGAGGTTTCATTGCTTTTCTTATTTCGTCACCAAGCTTTCCTCCACCCGGAGCAAGCAAATTTATTGGCTTTAAACTACTAGCTAACTGATTTATTTGGCCAAGAGTGCTTTTGACCTGATTTAGTCGCTGCTCGCCCTTGATATTTACGCCTATGTTAATGCCGTAATCGGCCATGACCGGGATGCACTAACTACTTTGCTTAGTCTATCGCGCTGACATCGTTCTGGCCCCTTTGCCTGTACGAGCACGATCCATTACCTTTTCCTCCTCTTCGCCCTTTATCTCGTAAAAAGCGGCCCAGCCAACAAGCTCTTCTGCTGTCAGGCTCTCTGAAAGCTGCCTGACTGTCATCCCTAGCTCCTTAGCCAAGGCATATAGAAAAAACCAGTCGGAATCAGCTTTTTAGACTTGCCTTCGCTTCCTCCACCTTGTTTTCCGTTCCAGAAGACAGCATGGCAAGCTGAATCTCCTGAAGCACTGCTGCCTCTACAGAGTTCTTCAGAACAGCTTTTTCGCCATCCTGGAAAAGACGCTTGCCATCAGCGTCCAGCGCCTTGCGAATCATCATGCCAAGTGCAAAATCACCGGCATCGTCAGAATCAGCGCTTTTCTGAATCGACTCACGCTCAGCAATCGTCAAAGGATGCCAATAAATCTCCAGCAAAACCTCACCATTTTGCTCAACTTGATGCTTATACAGCTGGCTTACACCAAACTTGTTACGAAGAAGCTCTGCGGCTCGCATTGAAGACCTGCCTACTTTCAATAGAATACTACGCTGTTGCCGTAAATTGGCAAGAAATTACGCCGACGAAATGCGATCTGTCTTCAATGTCCAACGGTGTGGGACCAACGATATCTAAAACTCTAGGCTTGCTGCTAAACGTGTCGGTATAGCCAGGCGCGTTGACCGAGGTCAAGCCATCAATTACAGATTCACTAATCGCTGAAAGCACTGACGTACCGGCAGATTTAGGTACATAGATGTTGCACTGGATTGTTCCAGCGTAATAATCCTGCGCTGCGCCTTGGTTTTGGAGCGTGGACTGCCCAAAATCAACCGTCATTAAAATGTATTTTTTAGTTTTTCCTGGAGTCGTAAACGCAACATTGTCGTATTTCATCAGCACTGTGGCGTCTGCTGCTGCGACAGCATCGGTCACGGCTTTTTCAAACGCTGCTCTGGCGTTGACTAAGGT